GGATTATCGATTACAGCGTCGCTGCGCTCTCTGTCTTTTACGAAAAACTGGTCATACTCGCTTCAGAGACTAATTAGTCTCTGCTCGAGCTTAACCAGAAAATCGACTGATCAGTTAGCAAAGTCGACAGACTTAACTATCCTAGGTAGCTCATCTTTGAATTTGTCCTCGACAACTTTAAAATTGTCGGTGACTCATCTTAGATCAGCATTTAGGGCAGTCCTTGATAGATCAACATCCATCCCTAACCTAAGCATCCTAAAGTTAACATCTTTATTAATGAAAACTTTGGGACTTAGCAAGTAGAGATATATCCTATCTAGAAAGTCCTTATTCTTTTCATAAGGAATTTTCTTGACATAGGAGCGTCTTGATAAACGCAGTTGTTTCAATTCAAAGCTTTCAGCAATTTTATTATCATAAAACGTCTGAAAGAAAGCTGTCTCCATCTGAGTGGAACTATAACGGAATCTAATGTCTCTCGCGAGAACACTAGGGACTACATCTCTAATCTTACAGTAGAGGATTCATATCCTCTGTATAAGGATTATTTTGTAGTCCGATGATTTGATAGCAGATCAACGAAGTTGTTCGTGATCAAAAAGCTTATCTACATCATCCGCGGTAGATTCCGCTTTCAATACGACTTTTAGGACCTTCAGAGCTCTGTCTACTTTCATTCACCCGATCTTACGACCGAAGAAAGAAAGAGGATAATCACGAGAAGTGATTAAACTGAGTAAATTCTCAAATGAGAATTTTCCTCTAGAATAGAGTTGTGTAAGATACCCTACGATTGGATATTTCAGATCATCATAAGTTGAATTAACATTTATGTTAGCTAACTTGAATAATAAGAAAAGATCCTTTCCATAGTTTCTGCGTACTAAGCGTGTCGCAAGAGCCAATTTCCCAAAAAAGTTGTTACCCTGTAACATCTCTTTTAGAGAAATAGCACTAACATCTTTACCATAATAGCAAGTTCGCTTAGCGAACTCAAAGACTGGACGAGAAGGAGCTAGAACAGATTTGTTCAAGTTCACTTCAACTCCAAGTCCCCTACATAGGTATTGATAATAGGAAGCAACATCGGGATCAAAGATCACGATATCATCTCCTAAAACAACATACTGATTATATCAGAAACCGTAGGGAACTTTATATAGTAAGTTAGCTATATATTGAATCATCATGTGATGAATCAAATTTAGCATAGCCCAGCTAGATAAAGCTCCCATAGGTTGTCCTACTGAGTATTTCAAAGGACCTTCTGGAATTCCATACCTGTTCTTTGTGATGTAATACTCTCGATCAATCAAGAGGTTTCGTCATAAAGTACCTAAATCAGATCCGAATATATTATTCAATAAGATATATTGGGATGAGATAGGTAAGCGATCAGTGGCTGCAGATAAATCAAAACCAAATGATTTTCCTCAATGTAGACAAAGCTTAACAGCATAATCATATGCTGCTTCTTGGTCGTGAGTTGAATCATTTTCTATCTTCCTAAACAATGAAAACAATCATTGATGAAGGGGTTCTAGAACGGATTGAGTTATCACATCTACCATCGCAAACACGCGTAGCTTTCCGGCGGCTTCTTCCTTAAACGCTAATCTGCCCAGATAGGGATATTTTTGCGGGCCATTCATCTTACCAAAGACTGACGTAAGTCAATCAAAGTTTGATAAAAAGCTTTTAAAAATATCTCCACCCGTTTTAGTCAGGTATTCCTTAACTATGGAATCAAGTTTGTTACTTTTAAGTAACTCTCAAGATTCCAACATTGTCGCAAAAGATGGTTTTCCCAAAGAGGAAGCAGCAAAGAGAGGTAAAATTCTCTTTGGAGCTAAATCTTTGAGTACTGGTTTTTTGAACTTAGTAATAAGCTCGCGAGCATGAAAACTGCTCAACCACTTATTAAATTCTTCTAAAACTAGTATATCACCTTTAAATGGATCTGTTATAGTATTCAGTTTCGGTTTAAAATCACATTTCAATATACGATATATTGAAAATAGACTTAAATAGAATCTTATTATTCTAACAGACCCCACAGATATGGCCCTCCGATCTTGCAACTTGATAAAGGTTGGAAGACCAGAGGTAGTCAAGCGAGGAAGATTTAGGTCCGGTTCAATCTCTCTAAGAGATTTGAACGGAGTCCCTGAAATCTTCTTCTGAATAGCTAACTGACAGGCTTTTAAGTATTTAATAACTCAGAGATCGCCGTGCTGCTTGTGCAGACGGATAAGATACTGACCAAAATTATGGATAAGAGTAAACCGGTTCGTTTCTCGGGTTGAAAGAAGAGTTATGATCGCCATACGGCGACCGACTCCTCTTAAAACTCGCATCAAATGTTTTTCATTTGATAGCGATACCAAAGGTCCAGCCTTAAAAATATCTTGGTAAAGCTTAAGACCAGAGAAGAAGAAATCTTTATTTTTA